GGTATGGTCAATTATTACGCATCTCGGCACCCGAGGCATGCCAGGCACGTTCTAGGAGCTGTACGTTTTGGTCGTACTTGGTCAGGGGCTTGTGTGGGGTTTGCTCTTGCGATTCATCGTCGGGGATGGCCACGCAAGTGGTGGCCGGTTTGCCGAACTTAGTGCGCCCCATCTCAATGACTTGCAATTTAAAATAAATCGCCTCGCCCTTGGATGGTAATTCTCGCTGCTTGGTGACGGTTACTGAGCGCACCCCATCCTTTTCGGTTACTTCGATCTCAGTATCAATGTGGGCGCGGATACCGGACCAACCTCTGGACCCTTTGGCTGCGTCTTTACCATTGTGATGAATAATCATTATGCAAGCCCTTGTTGCGGCTGCCACGACGTCAAAGCGGGACATAACGGGTCCCATGTCCTCCCCACTGTTTTCGTTCGCCCCCGCACTGATTCTGGCTAGGGTGTCGGGGATGATCAAGCGAACGGACTGGCCTTTCATCTCCTCTATTTTTCGGACCAACTCAATGACGTCGTTTGCGTCGCCATCGCCCTGATAAAAATTAACAGGTGCTTGGACAATGACTAAATTTTCTAAATTGTCGCTGTAATGCTTTTTAATGGCCTGAACGCGGGACCGGATGCTGGTTGGGGACTCACTTGCCAGATAGACAACTAAGCCTGGATCGGTCTTTCGACCGTAGCAGGTGGTGCCCATGGCAATCGATGCCGCAACGGACAAAGCCCAAAAAGTCTTGCCTGAGTTACTGTCCCCATACACCACCACCGTACTGCCAATCGTGATCAACCCTTCAACAAGCTCGTTAGGTGCTTCGTAATCGTTCCCAAGTTCATCGCCAAAAATGGCGTTTAACTTTTCTATAACATCTGCGTCTTTTGCGATCAAGCTTTCGGCCGCGGCATCGCCCAGAGCGGTGGACGCCCCCACGTCATGCTCGGGCTCATAGCGCGATATGCTCTCGGCGATACGCTTAACATCGGACAAGGGGAGCGGGATATCGCAGCGCTCGGTGTTGGCCGTCATGATGGCCGCATATATCTCGCTGGCTGAAAAGCCACTTCGGCGCATGGACCCCGCCATGGAGGCGAGCCCTGCGTTACGATTGCCGGTGATCAACTCCCCGTCGGTTGCGGTCACAATTACCTTGCGTACTGCCATGGCTGCAAGCCACGACTCTGGAATGACGAAAGGACAAATACCGTCGATCGGGTCGCTGGATTCCTCCCATGTGTATTCACGATCATTCACGCTTGACGGTGCGACCACAAAGTACCGACCATTGGCCAGAAAATCAACGCCTGGGCGCAACTCACAACTCTTTAACCCTTCGCGCCATTGGGCAATGTGGTGCTGACCACCGCCGGCTGTAAGCTGGCATATGCCATCGGGCACCCCGCCATGCTCGGTCGTGAAATCGTCCCACGATTCGCTGCCACCATTGCGTGGGTCAATGTCAAACACAACAATACCGGACTTTTCACCGGCAGCGATACCGATGTTGTAATTCGGGTTTTGTGCCCACCACGCACGTATTTTGTCTAGATCGGTGGTCGCATCATGCACACCATGGGCCGAAGCCGGGCGCTTATCGTTTGGGACTAATGGCAAGACGTGCCAACCCCATGAGGCATAGGTAAGGGCTGCCTCTAACTTCGTCGTTATTGTCATAGGGGTGCTCATGGTTGGGGTTCGGAAGTAATTGCGTCGGCTTTCAATTTCCCGCCGGTTTTAATCTGCAATTCATACTGTCTCCCCATAGGTGGAAACTCACCCCACTGATAAATAGTTTGCGGCCATGTTTTTAACACTTCCGCAAGCTGCCTGATGCCACCGTAATGGTCAATTGCATCTTGTGTTTTCATCTATTTTCCAATTTAATTGAAATACTTGTTGACACAATAACATTAATCATGCAACAATTCAATCAATCGCTAAACGGATATCCCAACAAGCGATCAACTTAGGAGAGCCACATGGCTATCAATTTACGCAGTACCAAAGGTTTGCACGCCAATGGCGTGAAGCTACTTGTTTACGGCAATGCCGGTTCGGGCAAGACATCATTGATCCCAACATTACCCAACCCAGTGGTGTTCTCGGCCGAGGGTGGTTTGTTGTCCATTGCTGATGCCGATGTGCCTTTTGTCGAGGTGTCATCTTACGACACGCTGATGGAGGCGTACCGTTGGGTAACCGAGGCTGACGAAGCCAAGCACTTTGAGTCAATTGCTTTGGATTCAATCAGTGAGATTGCAGAGGTGGTGCTCAACCATGAGAAGAAGATTGCTAAGGACCCTCGCCAAGCTTACGGCGCTATGCAAGAGCAGATGTCTGACATCATTCGTGCGTTCCGTGACATTCCTAACAAGCACGTCTACTTTACGGCGAAGTGCGAAAAGACTGCCGACGAGACTGGTCGCATTCTGTATGCCCCTTCTATGCCTGGCAACAAGACGGGTCAGCAACTCCCTTACTTTTTTGACGAGGTGCTGGCACTTCGTGTTGAGAAGGATCAGGAGGGCGTGGCACAACGTGCGCTGATGTGCGATTCCGACGGTATCTGGCAAGCCAAGGATCGCTCGGGCAAGCTTGGGTCTTGGGAAGCACCGGATCTGGGTGCCATCATTGCTAAGATTGGGGGTTGATCATGAGCCTATACCAACAATGGATCGACGCCAAAGAAGCTGAGAAAGCTGCTATTGATCTGCGTCGCGCACTTGAGGACGAATTGGTTGCAGAACTTGGCATCCCCAAGACCCTTGACGGTACTCAGAATATCGAGGCCGATGGCTACAAGGTCAAGGTGATTGGCCGCTTAGACCGCAAGGTCAACAGCGACAAGCTCCAAGACTTGGCAGCAGAGTTTGGCTTGACGCAGCACTTGTCTAGCCTGTTCCGGTGGAAGCCTGAAGTCAATGCTTCGGCATGGAAGTCAGCAGACCCACTTATTACAGCACCACTGCAAGACGCTATTACGACCACTAACGGTCGCCCATCTTTTACCATCACTAAGGAATAAACATCATGGCACAACTCCTCGAAACTTTTAGCGTTGACTCGCTTCCTACACCTACCAACAACTACGAGCCTTTGCCGGCTGGCTGGTATACCGCAGTGGTCAACGGTGCGGAGATCAAAAACACCAAGGCCGGCACCGGCCAGTACATTGCAGTGCGTTACGACATCACTGGTCCCACTCACCAAGGGCGTGTGGTGTTTGGTAACTTGAACATCAAGAATCCAAACCCCAAGGCAGAAGAGATTGGTCGCCAGCAGTTGGGTGAGCTTATGCGAGCTATTGGCTTGACAACAGTGCAAGACACTGATCAATTAATTGGTGGCCAGTTGAGCATTAAGCTTGATGTGCGTGAATCTGAGCAGTATGGCGCATCGAACGACGTAAAAGGCTACAAGTCCAACGGTGCAGTAGCACCAAAGGCGGTTGCCCCCGCGGCTGCGAATTCTAAGGCATCTCCACCTTGGGTTAAAAAGTAAAAAGCAGGGGTGGTTAGGCAAGCATTCAAGGATGTCGTAATCGCGCGTTTTTCTTGCCTTCCAGCGCGTAGGCAGTAACGACCAAATTGACACCCCGCCTCAAAAAAAATGCCCCTGACCTTGCGGTTGGGGGCATAAAACCAAGGAGATACCAATGAAGATACCGGAATCAGAATACACGATTCAGGCACTAATTGACAAGCACCATGAGTCAATTCAAGGCGAGCCACGCCCCCATATGGGAGCCAGCATACTGGGCCACCCCTGCGACCGGTGGCTGTGGCTGTCGTTTAGGATGGCTGTGGTAGAGAAGTTCCCAGGGCGTATCCTGCGCCTGTTTAGGCGTGGTCAGAATGAAGAGGCACAGGTCGTGTCAGACTTGCGAGCTATTGGACTGAATGTGCAAAAGACAGGCACAAATCAGGCAAGAGTGGACTTTGGGTGCCATGTGTCTGGCAGCATTGACGGCATTATTGAGTCCGGTGTACCCGAGGCGCCCAAGACACCCCATGTGTTAGAAATCAAGACCCACGCTAAGAAATTGTTTGATGACCTAGAAAAGAACGGCGTTGAGAAATCTAAGCCTATGCACTATGTGCAGATGCAGATGTATATGGTTGGGATTAAAGCGGATAGGGCATTGTACGTGGCAGTGTGCAAGGACGATGACCGCATCCACACCGAGCGGGTAAAGTTGGACAAGGCTGTGGCGCAAAAGGCAATTGACCGCGGGCACCGGCTAGTCAAGTCCGAGCGTATGCCGCCACCATTAAGCACCGACTCGACATGGTTTGAATGCCGATTCTGTGCTGCGCACGAGTTCTGTCACAAGACGCAGCTAACGAAGGAAGTGAATTGTCGCACTTGCACCAATTCTACGGCGCGTGAGGACGGCACTTGGCACTGTGAGCAGTACGATGTGGCGCTGGATTTTGAGAACCAAAAGGCAGGGTGCGAGGCGCATGTTTTACATCCCGACTTGGCGCCGTGGCCACATAAGGTTAAAGACAATGTAATCACTTGGATTACACCCCAAGGCGACATTAAGAACGGGCAAAGCGATTGGGAAACCTTTACAAGCCGTGAGATTGTGGCTAATCCCATTGCGTGTGCAAGTGGCGACCGGTTTGTAGAGGATATGCGTGAGAACTTTGGTGCGAAGGTGGTGGGCTAATGCTTCGTGACTATCAACAGCGCACTATTGACCAGTTATACGCTTGGTTTAACAAAACCCCAACTGGTAACCCGTGCCTGGTGCTCCCAACTGGGTCGGGGAAGAGCCACATCGTGGCGGCGCTGTGTAAGGACGCGCTGCAATCTTGGCCAAAAACAAAAATTTTGATGTTGACGCATGTTAAGGAGTTAATTGTTCAGAATGCCGAGAAAATGAGACTCCATTGGAAGGGAGCGCCTTTGGGCATTTATAGCGCAGGGATTGGTAAGCGTCAATTAGGTGAGCCGATTACCTTTGCCGGCATTCAATCGGTTAGGACCAAGGCAGCACTGCTAGGGCACATTGATTTGGTGATTGTGGACGAGTGTCACCTAGTGAGCCACAAAGAAGAGGGCGGATACCGGACGCTTTTAAACGACCTGCAAGCGATCAATCCCAGTCTTAGGGTGGTAGGGTTGACAGCCACGCCTTATCGCCTTGGCCACGGTTTAATCACGGATAAGCCAGCATTGTTTGATGCATTGATTGAACCAATTAGCATTGAGGAATTGGTTTATAAAAAATATTTGGCGACGTTGCGTAGCAAATTAACAGCCGAGCGCTTGGATGTGAGTGGCGTGCATAAGCGTGGTGGCGAGTACATCGAATCAGAGTTGCAAGCTGCGGTGGATAACAAAGACAAAAACATTGCGGTGGTGCGTGAGGTCATTAAACTTGCCGCTAAAAGAAAAGCCTGGTTGTTCTTTTGCGCTGGTGTCAAACACGCACAGCACGTCTGCCAGGAGTTAATCGCTCAGGGTGTGACGGCAGCGTGCGTGACGGGCGATACACCCAAAGCAGAGCGTGACAGGATATTGACCGAGTTTAAGGCTGGGCGCATTCGAACTCTGACCAACGCCAATGTGCTGACCACAGGCTTTGACTATCCCGACATTGACCTGATTGCCATGTTGCGTCCAACCATGAGCGCTAGCCTTTATGTGCAGATGGCAGGGCGTGGTATGCGCCCCAAGAGTCACACCGATCATTGCTTGGTGTTGGACTTTGCAGGGGTGGTTGAAACGCATGGCCCAATCACCAACGTGCAGCCACCAAAGAAAGGCGGGTCAGGTGAGGGCGAGGCACCGGTCAAAGTGTGTGATGAGTGCCATGAGATTGTGCATATCTCTGCCAAGGTTTGCCCAAACTGCGGCCATGAGTTCCCGCCACCGGCAGAAAAAAAGTTAGTGCTACGCCAAGACGACATCATGGGTCTTGAGGGTATGGACATGCTGGTGACAGATTGGCATTGGCGCAAGCACATTAGCCGTGCGAGTGGCAATGAGATGATTGCGCTGACCTATTACGGCGGACTGACCGATCCGCCAATCACAGAGTACCTCCCTATTTTGAACCGAAGTGTTGCCGGCAATAGGTCTATGCAGTTGCTCCATGACATAGCACGGCAGTCAAACGCCACGCTATCGGGCATTAATCAAGCCGCAGAGCCATTGACGTATTTAGTTGTGCAAATGAATAAGTCTAACCCGCCCAAACTTATTTCCTACAAACGTGATGGCAAATTTTATAAGGTGGTGAAAAGATTATGGTGATTTCAGAGCACCTAGAGCAAGCGCACCTTGTTATGTGGTTTCGCAGAACATATCCGGATATATTGATCTTTGCCATTCCTAATGGCGGGATGCGATCCAAGTCGCAAGCCATGAAGCTAAAGGTCGAGGGCGTAGTGCCTGGTATCCCTGACTTGTTTGTGCCTGAGTGGAAGCTGTGGATTGAAATGAAAAAGGTCAAAGGCGGCAAAATATCGCCCGAGCAGCAAAACATGATAGATTATTTACAAAGTGTTGATTATTCTGTTATTGTGGGTCTTGGTGCTGAGAATGCCAAGGCACAAATACTGGAGATCCACAATGCTAGAACCTAAAGATCGATTTGTAACAATCAGAATGCCAATTGAGTTGTTCAAAATAATCAAAGAGCAA